TCATTTGAAATTGTAATAGAAGTCAACTGTTCCATCCTGATGAATTACTAATTTATCGATAAGTACGGAAAACGCATGGAACAAGTCCTGATCTGTTCTCTCCAACTGCGCGAAAGCGTTTTGAATGTTAGAAATATCGATGCTCTGTTCTTCTTCCCGTTCAAGCCGGAATAGATCATCATTCAGTTTTTCAAGTTGGCTCTCGAGCTCTTGTCGTTTCGATTGAAACTCTTCCTTTGAAATAAGGGCATCCTCAAGGTACAATTCGATCAGCCGCTTTTTCTTCTTCTCGGTGCTCTCGAGCTCACTTTTCATTTGTTTGATCTTCTTCTTTTTCCGTTCCTCAAAGTCAGACTTGAAATTCAGTTTGAACCTTTTCCCTTTGGATTTCAGCTTTTTGATTACCATAGCCCTGAAATCCTTGTACTGTATCGGTGCATGGTTCACACACAAGTCTTTTCCGCCGCGACGGTAAGCGCTGCATTTCAAATAGTTAAACTCCGACTTTTCGCCATTCTGTTTGTATCTATAAGAAGGAAGTATGACCATTTTAGCTCCGCATTCTCCACAGACCATTTTCCCGCGCAGCTCATTCCAAGGAGTAAATCGCTTTTTCGCAAGCCTACGCTCCCGGTTATTGGCTTTTTCAAATTCCTCTTCTGATACAATCTTTGGACACCAATCCTTATAAACTGTCCATTTTTCTTTTGGATTACGCATAAATTTTTTTCGACCGCCAACTTTAACGGTTGTATAACGATTGGCGATGAACACCCCACAATAAATCGGGTTTTTCAAAATGCGCTGTACAGTCGTTAATTGCCACTTCTCAACCTTTTGAGGCTTTGGAATGTTCCCAAGACTTAGTTCCTCATTTAATTTATAAACGATTCTCTTTTGCCCATATCCGTGGTTATTATAAAGATCAAATATAAGGCGGATGACCTTAGCCTCTTCCTCGTGGATCGCGAGGTATTTCCCGTCTTTTTTGTACCCGTAAGGGATGCGCCCCGAGTGTTCGCCCCTTCTCGCCTTTGCTGCAAGTGATGCGCTGGCCGCTACTGATATAGTTTGTGGGTATTGTGCTGCAAACATCGAGAACATTTCAAATTTCATTGAATTTTTGCCTTCATAAAGGCTGTCATATCCTTCTTCGAGAGTCACTACCCTTACGCCATGAGCAAGAAGAACCTCGCGAATTTCAAGGGAATCCTTTAAGTCACGAGCCAACCGACTGATTGACTTAAAAACGACCATTTTCAACTTGTGATTTTTGGCCTTTTCCAGAATTAACTGCATAGCTGTCCGATCAAGCAAAACGGTACCGCTGATTCCGTCATCAATCTGTATAGCGTCTTCGTTCCATTCAAAATTATTTTGTTCAAGCCAGTGTTGGCAAATATCGACCTGATTTTCCTTAGATGAAACTTGCTCATCTTTTTCGGTCGAAACCCGTACATAGACAGCGTAAGGATAATCTTCATATTTTATAATTTCCTGAGTGTCTTTTTCTTCGAAGAACATACGCCCGCCCCTTTTTTTGCAAATGGTACATTATATGGAGATTATAGCATAATGATTTCAAACATCCCATATATTTTCGGTTGAAAATAGAACAAATGTTCCTATATAATCATCTCAAAGGAGATGAAACACCATGAGAGATGACAACCTTAAAGATCGAGGCACAATCAAATGGACGGCAATGATGCTGCCCGAGCATGTCAGTTTGCTTCGAGAGTTAGAAAGCAACCGCAACAGAATGAAAAGGCCGGTGCTCGACATGTCCCAAATTGAAGACATGGAAAGGGTAATATGTGAGGCGATGGAGTTTAATATGCCAGTGCAGTTCGCTGTATTTAAGCCGCTGCCCTTTTTAAACGGTGTAGAAATGGGAGAAGTCATTTATATAGAAGGAAAAATCCATTACATAAATCAGACCCGCAAGGTGTTTCATGTCGTGGATTCAAAAGGAGACACCAATCTCATTAAATTTGAGGATGTTGTCGGCGTGAAGGCAAAATAAAAAAACCATTATTAAGGATACTAAAAAAGGTATTCCTTAATAATGGTTTTTTGGTTAAGTACAATAACTTGCCATAACACGGCTACCACACAGGCAGCTTACGGTAATTAGTCGCGTGTTTCTTGGACTCACTTGTTATTGTACATTGATTATACATTGAATGGACAATGTTAGTCAACAAAAACGGAGCATTTTTTTTTGTGATAACGGATCAAAATTTTATTATCAAAATGGGACATTGTTTTTTGTTCAAAATTCATTATCAAAACGGAGCATTTTTATTTACTCATTACGGGTCAATTTTTGTTGCTGCCACTTCTGCAAAGGCATCTTCATATGGTGGGAATATAAATGGCGTGCATAGCCTTGGTTTCAAAAAATTATACAGATATTCACATCCTTCATGGTACACTAAATCAGTCTCTTTTTTAACCTGATTAAAGTTCGGAAATGGAGCACCTTGATACCTATAATATTGAAAGATTATGTTTGAAATCATATCTGCAACTTGTATATTAGGAGATAAATCAGATTGCAAATATTCCACTTCAACATTCTTTGTGATTTGTTTATCAAGAACCAGATCACTATAAAGGTAACCCTCTAACTCATTTAGTGACGGAAGGGCAGAATTTCGGTTGTCAATTTTAAGATTTAATAGTAGCTCATCTTCTTTACTCAAAGGGAAATTTTTCATGATTATTGATACCAAGTAGTTAAATGAACGTGCTGGTTGCTCTCTAAACCTTTGTTCGATTTTTTGATTACACACTACCATATGTGCTATTTTTATATCTGTTGCTTTAAACAACTTTTCTAGAATGAATAATTTCATAAAAGGGGGGGTATCTGAGCCTTTGAGTTCGTCTGGGTTTGGCAAATTTGCAAAAAAATCAGGAAAGTCTTTTCTTAGTCTACCAATTGCTCTTTTAAAGGTACTCCTTAACTTTCTAGGATTGGTTGTATGTATAAAAGCAATGACGAAGAATCTATATTTATATTTTCTTGAGAAAAATTTCGGTATACTCCCAGATTCATCTATGTAAAACAAATTCATCACCCATTGTCAAAGTTTTCTTATACTTTATAGTATTATATTCTGGGGCCTATTACAAGAATCCCCTTTGGTAATAATGAAATAGGTTATATATAAACAAATAAAATAAGCTCCACGAAAGGTAGAGCTTTATTCATCATACGGCCGATATTTTTTCCGGGCAGCTTCAAGATCTTTTTTCTTTTCCTCAACATCCGAACGCAAAAACAAACTAGTCCCGCTCATTTTTTTCACAGGATTAAGTTTTCCGCCGTTTACAAGTTGGCTCATACGTGAGCGATTTACCTCAAGCAGTTCGGCCGCCTCTTTGGTGGTCAGGACTTCACGTCTGATGAAGTCCTCGACCTCCTGACGGCTTTTTAAATGATATTCCATAGACTTATCTGCTCCTTAAATCCTTAATAATCGTGAAGATGGTCACGGCCAACACAATAATCATGATGACCGTTGTGAAAGTGCTTGTCCGTAATTCCCGCAGCCCAATAGCAGCCACGCTTAATAAAATCATGGAAAAAATGAATGTTTGTCTTCTCTTCATATTATATGCTAGACTGGTTATAATTATATTAGGAAGCGAGCGAGCCACCGCTCACTTCCCTGCTTGCTAGTCCTTCTTATTATTCTTCTTTGCATCCGATGATTGCTGTGCAATCCAGGCGATGGAAGCAACATAGAAGATAATTTGAAGGACTTTTATCATGATGTCCAGCATTTCTTCACCTCCTTACACTCTTATTATACAACACCTATAAACAATTGTATATAGATAAAGCGAAAAAATCCCCCTTTTTCTCCAAAAACTCACTCAATTAAATAGGTATAATAACCTAAAACAAATGATTCATTTTCATGGATGAACAGGATTTATTCACCAATTCCTTTCCGTAAAGTGGTAAACTCTATACTGATTGTAACCAAAAGGATTAGAGGAGAATGCCATGAAGACTCTGGATGTTCAGGCGTTACACAATGCAATTGATCAAACGCTCGAACAATTAAAACAACAATCAGACGAATTCGCCAAAGTCAAAAAGGCCGTTGAGGGCATCACATCACTTGATGATGCTTTAAAAGGAAAAGGCGGCGACGCGATCCGCGCCTTTTACGAGGAATGTCACACACCTTTTCTACAGTTCTATGATACTTTTATAGAGGAATACAGTTCCACGCTGAAGAAAATGAAAAGCGCGTTAAATTCCCTGGAACCAAACCATAACGGATTTATTTCACAGTCCTTTCTCGAACACGAGTTGGAGAATGGCTTAAATGCGGCCGATCGCACAACGAAACATTTGGTTTCTAAGACCAACGCCACGATCGCAAAAGTCAGCCATATCGTAGATTTACCGGATTTGAATGACAGCGGTTTTCACGAACAGAATCAGAAAGCATTAAAGGAAATCAGCACGGCCCTCGAAAAGCTGCATGCGTTTGACCGCGAGCAAACAAACGCCCTCAAAACAGCTGAAAACGACCTTGAGACGATGCAAAAATACATGGCGCGGCTCGAAAAGATGTATACCGGCCCCAAAATTGAAATCACCGGTTATCAAAAAGGCGCGATTTTAAAGCCGGATGAGATGGATACCTTGAGTGGAAATCAAGAAACAGCGATGGGTACCATGTTGAAAAAAGTCGGAGACAAAGAAGATGCCGAAATTAACACTCTCGCCGATCCAGATCGGTTAAAAAAATTGGCAACGCAAAAGGTTTCCACCAAAGAGTACACTCAAGAGGAATTGAATAAACTAAAAAAAGATTATAGAGTATTTAACGATACGCTTTACCGGGCATACATAGATGGTGATACAATTGTCAAGATAGAACCCGCCTACACCCTTCCAGAGAATGTGGAAAAAAGTGACTTTGCTAAATATTTCGATACGGCTATGGAATTTACAGGTGTGTATGATGGAGTAAGAGCAGCGTTTGGATACGACCTTGCGACAGGTGAAATTGTTAAAGATCGTGGTGACCGTATTATGGCCGCGTTGAGTGTCACCCCTTTCGGAAAGGCATTTAAGTACGGAAAGCGCGGTTTCAAGTTATTTAAAGGTGAAGAGGCGGGAAAGAAAGCTTCAAAGGTTGGTAACGGCTCTAAGAGTAGGGTACATCTTCCAGGAAGAAATGGTGCTCTTAATGAAGCTAAAAAGGATGCGGGCATTACTAGATCTCAGCACCCCGAATCAATTCGTCGTGTAGAGATGCGAACCGCTCCCCATGAAGGTGGCCATGTAATAAAAGACGAAAATGGTAAAATTATTTGGACCAAAGAGTATATCTATACAAATAACAAGGGTCAGAAAATCATAATACAAGACCATAGCGCGGGTCATGAAAAAGGTGGACAAGGGCCTCATTTTAATGTAAGGCCATTTGATAATCCTCGAACAGGAAAAGTCCCAGGGACAAAAGATCATTATCCATTCAAAAAATAATTTGAGGTGATATTATGTGGTACGAAAATTTAGAGGAAAATTATTTTTTAAAAAGTCTATATAATGAGATTCCTAAATTAGAAAATATACGTATCGAAGGCATTTATATTAAAGAAGAAGGTAGAAAAGTAACTCTGCATTTTGATATGCCGTTTTATGCGGAAAAGCCACCGAAAAAGTGGGCTAACTTAGGATATAATTCAATTGCTCTTGAAGTGGATATTTTCGATATCCATTCTTTAGAAATGAAGACATTATCAGATACATATAGAGGAAACATTGAAATAAATAAGGATGACCAAGGTTTAATCGAAATCAATATCACAGGAGAGGTTACTGCAAAAATAAAAGCAGATGCAGGACTCATTCAATCAATTAATGGTTATATTAATGGAGCTTTAGAAAAGGAATAAGCAAAAAAAGCATGTGGCCCTTTACACAAGAAAGGGCCTTTTTGATTACTTCAATAAAGCTTCAATTTTTGCCTTTGTCTTCGGCCCGTAAATACCGTCGGCAGACAGCCCGTGCATCAGCTGGAACCGTTTGACCGCGTTCGCCGTATTCGGCCCGTAATAACCATCTATGCCTTTATTTTTGGCACCTTTGTCCGGATAGAAATAGAGGGCAGCTAAGGCCTCCTGAATCTGCCGGACGGCCGTTCCTTTCATCATCGGGCTTTTGTATTTGTAGATGCCGGTCGGTAGTGTGTACTTTTTGGCTGCAGGCTTTCCTTTTTTCGGTGTTTCCTTTTTCGGGGCCGCTTTCGATTTATTACCTAGGATACTATCGACTTTTTTGCGGAATGCTGACAGTTGGCTTGAATCCCTCACCCACGGCGCCGGACAGCTTTTATTTGTCACGTCGTAATGCCGTACGATTTTGTCTGTAGAAAGGCCATAACGCCTGCATAGATCGGCTACCACTTCGGCAGCATTTTGAATGGTCTCACTGTGAATCTGTCCGTTTTTTTCGACGCACATTTCAACACCGATCGCCTTTGTATTGGCGTTTGGTTTTAGAAAACTGACATAGCAGCGATTTTGGTCGTGTGCATGATAGGCGACTTCATTTTCAGGAATAATCAATTGCACTTCTTTGCGATCCACAAAATAATGCGCTGAGGCGTAACGTTTATCAGCGATGCACGTACCATTGAAATAATTTCGCTCGTTCAAGGCCGACGCGCCAGGAGTAGCCGTCCAATGCATGACAATACCCTTAACCCCTGACAGTTTTAATCCCGGACGAGTATACTTGTTAACCTTCACATAGTTTTTTACGACTTTGACCATGCTTGATCAATCCTTTCTTATATTAATGCAAAAGAAAAAGGCAGCCGAAAGGCAACCTCATTTTGCTTTATTCTGCTGTTTTAAAATTTCGATAGCTTTCGTGATAGGCTCCGGTACATAAACACCCATTTTTCCCGCGTTTTCAGTAATGGAGATCAGTTCATTTATGCAGTAGAAAACGATTGTTACTGTCATGACAAGAAAGCCCATTTCGATCCCGTTTTCAATAAGCAGCAAATCAATCATGTGAGCAACGGCAACAATCACGAAAATAAAGACTTTTCGCGTGATACCAATAAATCCAACCCGGCTTTTCATCTCCCCGTTTACTCCGGCTGCCGCCAACCCACTTCCATAATCAATAATGACCAGAAAAGATAAAATAGTTAACAGAATGCTCCACCCTCCAAAAAGAAATCCGATTGCTCCGCCAGCAATGGCGATCAAACTTTTATAAAATGTTTCCACTGTATTTCCTCCTTTTTATACAAAATAAAAAAGCCGCTTATTTCGCCGCTTTAGATTAAATTATTCAGTTGCTGCGCTGCCCTCTTGCTGCACACCATCCGCCTGCGAGTTGCTTATACGCTCTTCCTGCAGCTCCTTTTTAAGCTGTTCGTTTTCCTGCTCGAGGTTCTGCCTTCTCTGCCTTTCGTACATGTATAGGCTTCGAGCCTCCGCCAGTCTGTCATGCGTATGGTTCATTTCATCTTTGTAAGCCGCTGCCTTTAATGCCTGTCTTTCAAACTGCACTTTCAATTCCTCATGTTGCTTTTTCAATTCTTCAAATGTCATTTTGTTTTCCTCCCTTATACTTCGTCTGCGAATGCATCACCGCGTTGATTAGCCATGATTTCCGCGCGCTCTTCCTCAGTAATCAGCCCATTTTCAACATGGATGTACAGCTCTTTTGTGGTGACACTTCCATTTAGCCAACAGTAATAAAAATGCCCGTAGTAACGACTTTTACCTTCGAACACATCGACCGCCCCCATCACGATTTTGTCCCTTCGAGTCTTAGGATCAAGTCATTGGCAAGACGCTGAGTGTATACCAGCTGTTCCCGCAACATCTCTTCTTTTGTTTTTTGACCGAGTTTCTCTTTTGCTTCGATGTTTTGCTCGTTAGGTACTAGCTTCATTGGTTGCCTCCCACTTATGGAAATTGAATATTTCGCCGGTTCTACTACCGTCGGTGTCTACCGTTATACTTAAAAGTGTATGGATAAGCCGCTTGTTTCCGCTGTATCCCGGATAATACCCGTCTGGATCTACGTATGACCGGTTCAAAATATATTTCATTTCGTTTGTTGAAACATCTAACTCGACAAAAAGATCATATGCGACTTTTAATTGATCATCGGGGATTAAATCGAATGAAACAGCTTCAAATGAATAAACATCGTCATTATGTTTTAGAACACAGGTACTTATGTCGATTCCTGCGTCCGTTTCTGTCACTTCCATGCCTTCGAAATACCACGCGGCCGGAACATCTTTTCTTTCGATCATTTTTATAACACCTCTTTTTTTACGGAACTTCATGGAAAACCAATAACCTTATAGTGATGTCTTGACCTATGATACCTGATGATACTCCATTTCCCCGCATAACAATTTTGAATCCGCTTGATGATTGATTTTGGATTCCTACATTTACCACATCAGAATAGGGACCGTACGGTTGTGCGAAAACAGCGAAAATATTTTCAGCATTATGGTGTTCTCCGTCATAGAAACTGTAATTCACACTTGTAGATCCTGTTGATCCACCAGTCATAATTGTCATTTTAATCTCATTGAGGGAAACGGCTAGGTTGCATTGTAATTTCCCGTATTGGTCAGTTATATCGCTTTGGATACTACCGGCAAGAGCCGCGTAAGTAGTCCATGTGTTATTGCCTGCGATAAGCCTTGTTTGCGTTGGCAATATCAATTCAGGGGTATCGAATAGCATTCTTTTCCCAGCCTTCAAACGCAAACCAGCGCTGGCTACAACATCAAAATTTTGTGGCTTAAATCGAAACATTGAATCAGGACCATCAAAACGCGCAAGATAAATACTCGGGTGGAAAGTTCCGTATTTTCCTTCATCTAATCGATCCTTTGTCGTATAATAACCTCCGGTTGTTATAGAGTATAGACTTTTAGCGTCGATGACCTCAGCACCTTTTTCCCACATTCTAAACCGGCCAGCTTCACCTTCGGTAAATTCGTAGTCTGAATTGTCTTTTACGCTTGTTTCTGAATACATATCAATAATTGGCGAAGCATAAGTCTGTCCCACACTTGGCGTGCCGTATATGGAAAGCTTACCGTTTCCCATCTCGATTGTGGTATAACGTTCTCTTTTTTCGTTATAATCCAATTTGCCCGTTTCTTGTTTAAGCATGCCCGATGTTATGGTCAATTCATTGTATTCGTCGGTATCTGCATTTTTTGTCCATTGATAAAAGGTTCCATCCTGTATCCATGATTCGAAATCCTCGTTTTGTCCGGCAGCCTCGAACCGGGCGCCACGAATCAACGATCCCTCAATCGTGATCCCCTTGATCGTCCCGGCGTTGATCTTATCGGCCGACAGGTTAGCGATTTTCGCATTTGTGATGGCTCCGTCTTCGATCTGAGCCGTTCCGATGATCGCCGTTTCCAGATGCGCCCTTTTGATGGCTGCGTTTTGGATAGCTGCAGAACCGACAGCCGCTTCTGCAATCTTGGCCGACGTGATGGCCGCATCCGCGATTTTAGCCGATACAATGGCAGCATCCTGAACGTATTGGCTTGTGATTACACCGTCCGTTAACTGTGTATCGTAAGGGCTGAAGCCGAAATCTTTCCGGACGTCCCCCCGCCGAATTTGCAGCTTTCTCAAAACAAATTCCGCTGAATCTCCATTATTTACAGTTTTTCCACCGATGCCGAGCCGCCCATCGCTGAAAGTCGCCGGTGACGTAAATACAACATCAAAACGGACAAATTCATCCGTTGGATAGCTCGAAATATCTGAAAGGTTGTTCGAAATATCGTATGATGCGCCGCTTTCTGTCATCAATCGAAGGTAGGAAAAGTTGTTTGTCGTCAACCTCTTCAATTCGAATGAAAGAGTGTACACTTGATCTTTTGTAAGCGCTAATGTCGGGCGTCCCTTCGTGGTAATCCCGAAATATGAGTATGATGTCGAGTTCTTTGTCACCGTAACTTCATTGAATCCATTTGCTGAGTAATTAACGTTTCTTTTCGCATTCACAGCATAAAGATCGGGTGCGTTCAGGATAGAACCCGGCAAAATGTTTGCGTCCTCAAAGTCTCTTGAAATCTTGTCGGCTTTGACGGCTAAATCTGCTAATAAATCGGCCGTGATCGATCCGAAAAGGATGTCATCAGTTAGAATCCTCCGTGTAACCCCTGTAAACTCTGGGGTGAATTCGCTCGGCGTTTTGTGCGTATTGATCGCTCGCAACCGATAATACCAGACCTGGTCAACGCCGGGCGAATGTTCGCACTTGCTTCCTTTCCCCCAAAATATCCGGTTTTCAGGTAACGGTGTAAAGCCCTTAACCGGGGACGCGTAAACCTCATAAGCTGCAATATATGAGCTCGGGTTATAATCCCACGAAATTGAAACGCCTTGGAATAATGACTCGATTTTCACATTTGATGGAACAGGGGGGACGGTGTCAGGGAAGCTTCCGTCTGTCACTTCGCCGCCGCTATCCCATTTCCCACGGTTTCGGTCTATTGTGTCTTGTATCTTTTGTATCCGATCATCCTTTTGAAGCACCGATAAAAATTGACCGATTTCTACCACGCAAGTGTTGTCTGGATCAGTGATGTCATATTCCATCGATATGATCCGCTGTTTTGTCTCTATAGGAATAGCGAAATTTCGATCTATAGCGATAGTCGTATCCCCTAATTCAACATGTTCATGCTCATATCCGGGCACATTTTGAAGCAGTTGGACAGATAGCTCATAATTGACTTCAATCTTCGAGGCTTCGGTTATCAAGTGGCTATATGTCGCTTTTAAAAGCTCTTTTGGATCAGTTATATCCTCGTTGCTGAATTGTCCTTCTCTATGGATTCTTTCGCCGTTTTTGAGACGGCCAAATCGTTTTAAAAGATCCGGATCGCCAACCCATTCCTGACCTAAAGGCTTGTCGACGGGATCACCTTCTGACTTTTTCCACTCTACCTCGGAGAAGTCAATAAAACGTGTGTAGCCGCCCGTCTCTTCGCCGTTCTCGTCGGTTGAAGGTATAGAAGCCCCATACCCCCATAAAGCCGTCAGAGGGTAGCTGATGACTGTACGGCTGATCTTTTCGGTATCCTTATCTATTTCAAAGCGTTTCCCGCTGTCTTTTCCGCGACGGGGAAGAATTTTCAAAACCCGCCGGGTGATCTTATTGCCTTCAAACTCAATATAGTCCTGAAGCTCACCGCCCCAGAGGTTTAAAACCTCGGAAATACATTCAAGGGCTGATTTCTTATAAAACGTGGTTGAGTTTGTCCCCAGCGCTGCTGTGACCTCCGCCTCCCACCTTGAACGGGAAAGCACACGATCCAAAACATATTGTGCTGTTTTTTCCGTTGGCCGGAAGTCTTTCACAAATGTTTCAGCCAGTTCCATCATTGCAGCTTCACACGTTACAAGCGTGTTAATCTCTGCGTTTTCGTCTGCATCGTCCAGCTCTTTGATCACAAAAAGCTTGAGAAGGCCATCCTTATCCTTAAAAATAACTTGATTTTCTTCAACCAAATAACGAGCATCAGGATGCGAGGCGTCGGCCACAAAAGAAAAAGAAGAGCCTTTATTCAGCTCTTCTTTGTATTTCGCATCCCAAAACTTGCATGCCTCTTGTCCGTCGCTGGACAGTACCGTGAGGACTTCCTCATCAGGTGACAGAATATACATGTCAGCCATAAACGGACCTCCTTACAAAAAAGCAACATCAAACTTGATGCTGCTCTTGTGACTAAATTTCAATTTTATCGGCCTTTGAGGTGGTATGTTGAACCAGTCTGACTGTACTTGCAGTGCGGCCATGATTAAATTTCCGTTGCACGTCACTTTCCTTTTGGCCGAATCAATAACGAGAGTATCGCCAGCGATAAAGTTGTAGACTACTTTAATTGTTTTATAAATAGATTCATCATCATTTAAAAAAGACACTTCATAAGAAGTGCCTGCCTCCGTAAAAACACATTCAATTTTCGGCTCAATATCTGCATAACCCGGGTTAGTGAATGATTGTATACCCGGATCAAATACATATTGTTTTGGTTCTCCGTATTTTTTAGGATCAGGACAAATGAATGTCAGTGTAGCCGACTGAATGCCTCCCTGCTCTTCGTTCTCCGAAATACTTTCAAAGACGGCGTAATAGGTTCTATCTGGCTCATCATGAAATACAAGGGGCTTCGGTTCGTCTGTGTGTAAAATGTATGTCAATTCCTCTTGCTTCTTTTTCAATTCTTCTTCGCTGCTGAAGGCGAAAAGCACTTCAATAGTTATGACCCTTACAGGGACTCGGACTCCACGGAGGAAGCCGCCGGGACGATTTCCGATGGTGGCTGTGTTGACCTCTCGCCCCATTACGCCCCGGCCGCTAGTCGATTTCACATAAAAGAAGGGTGAAATATCGACCCCATCAAATGTAATTTTCCACTGGTTAGGAAGTAAATCCTGATAGTTGATCAATTAAATCTCACCCTCCTTGCGTTTGATCTTCTTTGCGCGTCAGTTACGGGCTTTTCTACTCCCTGTCCGACTTTTTTGCTGTCCATCTCGATTACTATTGTTCTATCTGGTAATTCGAGGTTTTTGATTTCGGAGCTCAATTCGTTTGAAACAGTACCAATATTACCACTTGAAATGGATGTGTCGTATGCGAGATTCAGGTCCTCTTGCTGAATATTTATTGCATCGCTGACGACATTCATCGCTTTTTGAACTGCACCAATACCGCTCTGAATTCCAACAGCGATACCGGCCGGCACCATCATTCCGACTTGGTCCCTCATTACCCTTGATGGAGAATGGATTTTCAGCTTTTTCTTGATTGTTTTTTCAATTGTGGCCGCAATGGCTTTCGCTTCTTTCTCGAGTTCCCCGGACATGTTTTTCATCCCAGAGATAATTCCCGCCATTGTGTTTGAACCGATAACCTTGCCGCTCTTTTTAAGCGAACCCAACTGCTTGACATTAACCGAAAGCTCGCCGATTTTGCGGAGATAGTCGTTTTTCAACAAATCTAATTCCTTGTTGGCAGCAGATCGCAACTCTCGTATTTTCTTTGCCGTTTCCTCTTTAAGCCCTGACAATTCTTCCGCCGCCTGCGAGCTTGCAAGAGCGTGTTTTTCTTTCCAGAGGCTTATATAGTTGTTTAGCTCAGAACTGGACATGCGGGCAATCGCATTGATCTGGTCAGCAGAGCCAACACCCATTTGTCTCAATTCATCTACAAACTCTTTCGGCGCTCTGCTTGCAAGGCTTGTAATGTCAGAATTAAAGGATTTGATTTTGTCCAGTTGCTTTTTAAGGTTGTCGGTAAGTTTTGTACCGGAAACCTTCTCGCTTGAAACATCGTCAAATAGACCGATCGCACTATATATTGCGTTTGCTCGGTCTTGTAATTCCTTCTTATAGGCATCGTTGGCCGCCTTGATGTCTGCGGTTAACTTGTCATTGATGCTCTTGAATTTGGAAAGGTACGCGTTATTCGCTGACAAAATGCCTTTGTTGATCTTGTCGGCAGCCTTTTTCTCGGCTTCCTTCTGCTTTTTGACTTTGTCGGCCATTGCCTTTTGTGCTTGATAGATTTCCCGCTGGACTTTGATTTGTTGATCAGATGTCAGCTTGTTCTTTTTCTTGATTTTTTCCAGTGTTTTGATATAGGTATTGCCGCTGATTTTACCCGTGTCATATTTGGCTTCTGCTCGCTTAATCTGATCAGAAACCTTTTTCGTGTAAGCGAGTTTCGCCTTTGCTTCCTTGCGCTGCTGTTCTTTCAGAAGCCTCTTTTGTTTATCTGAGGCGCTTTTGGTAGCCTGATAGATTTCTCTTTGAATCTTTCGATTTTGGTCGGCCGTCAGCTTATTCTGCTGCTGAATTTTCTTCAGAGTCTTGATGTAAGCAGCCGCCCCCATTTTTTTGGTGTCGAATTTAACCTCAGCATTCTTTATTTTGTTGCTTACTTTGATCTCTGCCGCTTTTCGTGCTGCTTTTGCTGCTCGAGCAGCAGAGGCTTTCACTTTCGACTCTGATTTGTCGATACCTGCGGCCATCCCGGTACCGATGTGATAACCGACTTGATCCCGCATTACCCGGGATGGAGAGTGAATACCGAGAATTTTTTTAATGGTGCTTGGAATTGCGTTTGTAAGTCTTGAGAACGTGCTTGACACAGCGCCCCACATGCCAGTAACACCATTTATTAGACCCTGCATAATGTCCCGACCGACTGAACCAAGGTTTATACCTTTAAAGAAAGACATAACGCCGTTCCAGATGCTTTTAATTCGGTCTTTCGTTGCGTTCATGATGCCTGAAGCCGCGCCTTTTAAAGCATTAAAACTATTCTTTCCGGTTGAAGTCATGCCTTTCCAGATCCCTGTTACGCCAGATTTCACAGCGTTCCAGCCACTGGAAAACAAACTCTTTTGCCCGTTTAGCCAACCAGAGAAAAAGGATTTCAAGCCACCCCAAACACTTTTACCGACAGATACAATACCCTTCCAAACAGATGAAACCGCAGTTTTTATAGCATTCCAAGCAGTTTTAAATACATTTTTCCAGAAATTTAAAAGCGTTGAGAAAAAGCTTTTCAGCCCATTCCACACGCTTTTTCCTGTCGAAACTATGCCTTTCCATACAGAAGAAAGAACCGTTTTGATTCCATTCCAGACCGTTGAAAAAATCTTCTTCTGAGCATTTAGCCAACCCGAAAAGAAGGATTTCAAACCGTTCCAGATCGACTTTCCGGTATTTACAATTCCGTTCCAAATGGACGAAGCAAAGCCTTTAATAGCATTCCAGACGGTCGTGAATACTGTTTTGTATAGGTTGAACTGAGCTTTGAAGAAAGACGACAGGCCACCCCAAATCGATTTTGCAGTCGATACAATCCCATTCCAAACGGTAGAGAAAAAGGACGTGATAGCATTCCATGTTGCTGTCGCGGCCGCCTTTATTCCTTCCCATGCTCCTTTTAGCCATTCAGAAATCACACCCCAAATTTGAAGGGTGAACTGTTTCACTTTGTCCCAGTTTGCAATGATAAGCGCAACTAACCCAACGACCGCCGTCGTGATCCAGCCAACAGGACCCATCGCCATAACCCAAGCCGCGGCCATTCTTGCAGCCTGAGCCAATGCTTGAGCCGCTAATACAACAAGCTGCTTCCCAAACAAGATCATTTGTTGGATGCCATTCATCAAAAAAGAAGTGAATGAACTGATCTTTGCCGCCGTCCAGGCCGCTGCCATCTGTGCAGCTTGCGTTAACGATTGAGCTGCCATGACAGTCATTTGAGTGATCCAAAGAGCCATTTGTCTAATGCCGGTTTGGAGCATGGTGATAAATGAAGAGATTTTCATAATGGTCCAAGCTGTGGCTGTACGTGTTGCTTGGGCGATTGATTGCGCCGCCATTAGTGCCATGTTTTTGATCCATAGCCCCATCTGGATAATGCCGTTTTTTAACGACGTTATCAGCGCTGAAATCTTCATTGCAGTCCAAGAGGCGGCCATTTTCACAGCATTGGCAGTAGACGACGCTGCCGCCGCCGCGTATTTTGCGATAAATTGCCCTACCTCTATGGTTGCTCCTTTTAATTGAGTGATAAGCCCAGCTAACTTTATGCCTGCCGCAGTATTTCTGAAGTTTATCAGATAACTTGCTGCAACCTTGAAATCTTTCAATCCATTTGTCACAGCACTAACGGCGACCATTGCAGGAACTATAGCTCTTAACGCCCCCACTAATGAAATAGCAACCGCAATAAACTGTCCTATCGCTGGATTTGCTTGCATTGCCGCATTTGTAAACTTTAAAAACCCGTTTACAGTTTGCAGAATGGTTTGGCCTAAAGGAGCCATACCAACAAGCAGGTTGATAATAGTTTTTGATATTTCTCCCAATGTGCTCCATACTGTAGGTCCATTGGTTCTAATATAGTCAATGAATGCTTGGAATTCCTTTGTCTTGGTGACGCTTCCCGCCCACTCATTGAATCGTTTTGTCATTTCGACAAGGGATGTCATCATGTCCTGAGACATCGGCGCAAAGCCAGCGAAAAGCTTCGTCAAGCCTCCTGATAAGTTTCTGATAATCTGCAATAATTTAGGGCCGTTCGTTTTCGTATACTCCACAAATGATTGGAATTTCTTTGACGAACCTAAATTTGCTGACCATTTCACCCATGAAGCAGTCGCTTTTTCCATGCTTGCAGCCATATCATTACCCAGTGGACCAAAAGCCACGATTAAATTCATCACAGTACGCAGGACATTGCCGGCAATTTTGCCGAATGTAACAAAGGCTTGACCCGCGTTTTTATTCATGAAATCTATGAAACGCCTCATATCCGCATCTTTAAATGCGGCATTCATACTTTTCGCTAATTCAAGGCCGCCATTTGCCACGCTTTTAAACATGGGTCTTAAACTATTTAGAACGCCTTTGAACGTCGTCAGCGAGCTCGTGAAGGTCTTTAATATAGGCTTCTGAACAGAATTTGATATTTCCGTCCAGTTGGCCTTGAAATCTTCCAAAGTCGCAAGCGCCTTCTTCTCTTCTTTTCCTAAAGACTGCTGTATGACTTTGATCTTCTCCATAATTTTTGCGCGTTCTTTAGCGTCAGTTGTTTCGTCTAACTTCTGTTGAAGCTTATTTAAGTCATCTGAGGCCTTAAAAACACCTTTAAGAGAAGATACTGCCACAGCGCCAAAGGCAACCGCGCCGGTTCCTGCGGTCGAAAATGCGCTCGCAAGCCCCATAACCCCGCCGGACGCCGCGCCGAGCATCGGCCCCAGTGATCCAATAGCGCCAGTAATACTGGCAAGCACCGGAGAAATTGCAGGTAATGCGGCCGTAAAAGCTCCCTTGAGGGAATTCTCCATAACTGTAGAAATGGAATTTGTTATTTTAGCAAGTCTATTCATGGAATTTTCGAATCGATCAATTCGAGCTTCAATATGAATCCAGACTCGATTAGGTAAAGACCTGATTTCTGCTTGTGCGCCAGCGACTGCCCGCGTTAAATCCGAAGTATCTCCGTTAATATTGGTGGTTACCCGGTTGGGCAATGAACCAAGCTCAGTCCTTGCCGTTGTAATGGCTCTATTTAAATTGTCAGAGTCAGCGTCTAAATCTACTCGGGTTCGTTCATGTCGATGGATAAAACGATCAATCTGCTGTTCCGCTTCCCTGACTCTTGCTTGAAAGCTTGCAATCTCTGCTTCAATCTCAACAGTTTGGTGGTCAGTCATACGGCGCATCATATCATTGACACGTTCCATGCTCCTGTTGAATTTTCTCGTCTCAGCCTCAATGATTGCAGTCAGCCTTTCGATCATACCCTCACCCCTTTTCTACAATTGTTTTCCAAAATGAGCGCGAATGGCATCGTTAAAACGCTGAACAGCTTTGGCTTTAGAACCCAGCTCATTAACGTTTGATGATCGCCAGTTGTTTGCGTCACCTGTGATGTCTCGCTCAAGCTCACGCTTTGCTTTTCTCGCATCAAACATTTTTGATTCTTTTGGGCGTTTTTCATTGAGCGCATAACGGTGAAACATTGCATTTCTCGCCATGCGCTCCCATTGATCGATTTCTTTCAATTTCGCCCCTTTTATGAGCAACTTGTATTCTTTGGGTGTCCAAGACATGATTAAGTCGATGTCATGGACATTTAGCCAACGAGCTGCATTGACAATTACTTGGTCGTAGTCGATCCCGTTTTCTCGTTGTATGCTTCTTTCATCATTTCGAGCATCTCCTTGTTGGCTTCGTCCTCTTCCAGACGTTTCGCTTCCATTTCTGGCGTCTCGTTCGGACTCACTTTCTTCGGTTGCGCCATCTTCTCGATCATCTTCCAGTGCTGACGGATCTTTCCTTTGAAAAAACCCGCAGAATCCAACGTCTTGAATGCTTCTTTGATCAATTCATCTGCTGCATTACCTGTTTCATCTTCATTGATAATCTTGGCGAGCGCTTCCTCGATTTGTTCAACAGAAGGCTTTCCTTTTTTGAGGTAAGCAAGTGCACAATCCCAAAATGCAGATAAGTAAGCCGCGTCATCATTTAATAGGCTTAGATAGATTGATAATGTTCCTCCAGACTTGTCACCGTTCTTGTCTTCTTTTGCATATTTTTCGTTTGCTGTTCTGTCAAAAGCAAAGTCACAACGTGCAGCATAATCTTTTCCGTCAATTGTTAAGTAAGCCATGTATAAAACCTCCAGATTGTTTTTAAATTCAAAAGAGCCCGGCTATTGCCCGGGCTCTCATGATCTTATTTTCAAAGTGAATATTAGGCCTCTACCGGTTTCGTCCTTGTTTCAATTTCAGTCATAGGCGATTCGCCGGCAGAATTAACAGCAGATACGTTAACAGTCAGTTTAGTATCTGGCGCAATTCCCGTAAGCGTGCATTTTGGTTCTGTCACTTCTTTGTAGAACACTTTTTCAGATCCCCTGTACACTTTGTATGAAGTCGCCCCATCTACCGCCGTCCAATCCACGGTCACGCTGTCAGTCGTAGCCGTGAACGATAGATTTTGGGGCGCATTAGGGTGTAGTTTTGCCTTCTTCCCCAAACTGCATGAATTTTTTTGCGCCCGCAGAAGATCTGATCTCATCAAGGAGACTTTGAGGTAATGGAGCTAATTCACCCTTGAACGTTTTTCCCAGAACAGGAAGAGTCGTTGAAACCTCAATAAAGCCGTCCTGCGGCGCGCTTTTCTCCAAGCTCTCAATAATCGCATGCCCATATTCAGATGTATGCTTTTGATTTTCATTCAAGTTTAGATTTACCTTCCAGACCTGAATTGCTTCCTCGTTATCATAAGCCTTTTCGATCGCGTCCTGTCCGGGGTCGGTAACGGCTGCATAATATGTCAGCTCAATGTTTTCCGATTTCGGACCATAGCCAACGATCCGGCCGGATTTTGTCGTCTCGTCAACTGTATCCTGCTCTTTCGTGTGGTTACCTTCCGTTTGGAAAGCGATGAAAAGCCCTTCTGTTCCAGTGGCATTCATCGGTTGGACAAAGTAAACCTCATCTTTACCATTCAATAAATCTGGCATATTTTTCATCCTTTCAGTTGTTTATTGTGTAGCGCATTCTGAGAATGCCGTGCTTTGTGTAGCCGTCTATGTCGGTGATCACCTGCATTCCGCTCATCTCAGAACGGCATAAAGAAAAGCCCTCTATTTCTAGGGGCTCTTTCGTTAATGCTTGCAGCATCAAATCAAGGATTTGCATAGCTTCTTTTTTGCCGTTATAGTCGCTCCAGCAGTGTAAAACGACATTGATAATCTCGCCTTTTGACGTTTTTGTCTCAAACGGCGAAACGTCATCGTCGCCAGTTGTTACATATGGCTTTTTCTGATCTTTCGAGACTGCATCAAGCACACCAGTGACGCGTGCATTCAGCCCTTTATCAGTTGAAAGCCTTTTGAATATAGCTGTCTGCAACGGCCACATGGCTGACCGCATAATAACAGCCCCTTTCTATCGCATTTGACTTACAAAATAGCGCATACCTTCGTCAACTGCCGGGTTCCAGAATGGCTGCGCGCGCATCCCCCGGGTGAAAACCCACTGATTGAGCTTGGTATCGTAATACACCCACGGTGTTTTTCTGCCGTTCCCGTCTTCAGCATAGATGCCGGTTCCGTATTCGACATAAATCGCGTAACTCGCTCCGACAGATATTACCGCTGTCAGGCCGCCGTCTTTATAGTCGATCTCGATAGAGTTTTTCAGGTTACCGCCGTCTATCATAGCTGTCGGGGCGTTTAAAACAGCATGACTATAAATCAGCTCGGCTGTATCGGTAACAATCTGCTTTACGTCATCGATAACACGGTTTCTGAACTCATCTGTAGCCCTTCGCATTTGCCTTACCCATCTGCCGCTAACCTTCGCCATTGTCTTCAAGCACCCCCGAAACCTCGCATTTGAGGTTCATGATCTCGTGCATGCCGCCCTGATCGATCGGCGCCGACTTGAAAATGAGTATTTTATTTTCGTAGATGATCCTCATTGTTTTATCAATATCGGTGCGATATGGGTAATACACATTGCAGTCAACAGGATTCTGCAACTGCTGTGCTTGGTAAAATTCCCGAGAGCTTACCCCGCAAACGAAACCGTTGATTGTGATGAAATCTACATACTTTTCCTCGTATCCACCGCCACCATCCGACACTTTCTCAAGCTTCTGAACAGTGAACGTGTGTGGGAATTCATCGTATTCGTAAATCATCATTTAACCCTCAAAATCCTATAAGGTTTCAAGTGACGCATAACGGTTTCCGGCAGCTCCGTCTCGAAAGAGTAAGATACATCGCCCATGCTGCGGCCGCTTAAATTCGAGGGCGACATGTTAAACTCAATCGCTTTTGCAACAAACAGCTTTACGCCCGCCGGCAGCTTTTCCTCGCCATTAACAAGAAACTTGTTATTGCAGTAATCCTTTGCGAAATCAATAAAAAGAGGGATAACCTCTTTCAAATAGGCATCGTGCCTATCTGTAGTTATCCCAAGCATTGTTTTGATAGTCTGGACGTCCATTTCAGATGTCCCCCTATTCCTCACCTAAAACGACTTTGATTAGCTCGTCCTTTTTGGCGTTTGGATCAAATTCAAATTCCTGTTGCTCTAAAAAGGCTATGATGTCGCTTTTATTCACTTTGTTAAGCTGCTCTTTGCTCATTTCAAAAAGATCAAATGGCGCGTCAGTCTCCTGAGCAACTTCTCCAGCCTCTTCTACCCTTTTGAAGCCAAAAGGCGCATAGACAACCCTATACGCCTTATCTGACACGCTCAAAACTATAGAACCGTCTGTGATTTTCAAATTAAGAACCTCCCGAGCCTTCCAGCGCTTTAAGACGGTTTTCAATGTCCGTGAATTTGGCCGTTACATCATCGCCCATTTTGTCCAATGTAACCGCCTTTGCTTGAATGTGATTATTTTGAACGCTGCCATTCCCGATATTGCGGCTATTTACAGACCCATCACCGATATTACGGTTTCTGACCTGTCCCTCTCCGATCATTTCGGAAGTGATGCTGTCGGGGCCGGGTGTGGATGCAGGCATACCGGATACTTTTGCGCCTGATTTAACTTCTAATTCGCCGCCAATAACCCACTTATCGCCGCCGCTGGTTCTGTAGTTTTTTGATGTGAAACTCATCTATTACGCCCCCGCTTCTGTTTCCGGAGTAAGAGCTGCAAACGCTTCGTCAGAGAGTGTCATAAATCCGACTTGCTGAGTCACACGGAGAGCAAACATGTCACGTTCAAACAAGTTAATAGGATTACCGTCTTCATCGACAGCCGTTGTTAAAGTTGCATCTTGCGAAATATGGTATTCCATACCTTGAGGAATTCCGTAACGGGTAAAATCCCAATCGGCAGCCAGTAGATGTGCTTTTGTATAATCCCAAGACTTAGAATCGACATAGCCAATCGGCAAACCTAATGCCTCTGATGTCGCTCCACCTCTTGGATCATTAAAAATGGGCTGCCCGTTGCCGTCCTTCGCACCGCGCAATTTTTGTTTAAATCGACGCGTAGTGGTAAAGCCATTCACGTCTTTGTCATTGTCCTCAGTGAGTGCCATGACTGCGTTTAACTCATCGTAAAGGTTGCCTAAAGAATTCAAAACAACGGTGTTTCCTGCTGCTTGTGCTTTTTCGAATACAGAAGTACCTTTTCCGAAAGGCGATTCAATGCCAAAAAGTGCCGCTTGGTCGAATTTAATAGCGAATGCTTCCGCGATTGCTGGCCGCATTTTAGTAAAAAAGTCTTTAACGGTGTAATTCAAAAACTCTTTTGTGACTGGGACAATGACCCCAAGCTTTTTAGAGGTCATTTTAGCTTCTAACCATGTAGCTTTGGATGTCTTGATTCTTTCACCTTCATCAACCCAGTAAGCTCCGGGACCAGACGCAAGGTAAGTGAATGTCTTCTCGGTTTTAGTCATTTCCTCATATTTTGCTAGTTTTGTGACTGCTGATTGTGTCATAAAGTCTTTTAAAACTAATGTTCCTTGATCAGATGGTACTTTCCCTTTGACTGCATCCTGCATTAATACGTTATTTGGATCAAAACTCATATTCTGTTATCCCCCTTATTTTCTGATACTTGCTTCAGCAGCAAGCGAACCAATATCTAAATTTCCACCTTGACCAGAACCACCGCCGCCCGGCTCCACGGTCCGGCCGTTCTCTTTGAATTTGTTTTCGACTGCTTGTTGAACAGCAGCATGGTATTTTTCTTCAAGAGTGCTAAGGTTGCTCTTCGTCGTTTCTTCGTCATCCCCAAGGAAGTAAGCAACAATATCAGTTGGCAGGCCCTTTTCAGATGCGTAAGAAATCGCCGTATTCATGAGCTTTTCGCGCTTAGCTTCTTTCTGCTGCTTCTCGAGCTCTTGCTCAAGCTTCCGAATGCGCTTTTGTTCCTCGGTTTCTTCCGGGTACAGCTCTTTTACTTTGGCATTTACAAGTTCATCGAGATTATTTGCTTTCCATGTTTCAAGGCTTTTTGTGAAGTGCTGATCCAATTTAGGCCGGATCAACTTTTGCCCCTCGTCGGTTTCCAGAAAACCTTTCACCTTGTCGGCTGACACGGCCGAAAGTTCTTCCAGATAAGCTTTTACGTCTGCATTTTCTTTATTGTCATTGAGAAAGTGTTTGACTTCTTCTAAATTCACTTTGATTTCCTCCTTTGCCCTCTACAGTGCGCGCCTGTTATGAGTGCATAAAAAAATAAGCCTTTTATGCCGTCATGCTCAGGACGGTGATATGATGTTATTTACTCTTTTCCTCAATGGATTTGTACCACTCTTCATACGTTTGATATGGGATAGTCTCGCCTGACCCTGCACCGTCTTTTCTTGCTCTTCTCGTATCTGGCAAAACGCCATTTACTTTAAACGCGATTGTGCAACGGCAATTTATATCATCCTTGGGGTTGTGCATATGTCCGGGTGCCGGCCCGACACCGCCGTAAATTGATTTGAATAATCCGGTAGGTTTAACCGTCTTCCCGTCGAGTTTCCTGTGCCCGGCTCTTGTCTTCAGGTCAAGTGTGGCATTCCACATTTTTTCGAGTTTGCTCTTTTTTGAGGCCTTCTCAGCGCTTTTGAGCCTTCCCAAGACTTGCACCCTATGAACCTCCGTTCTCGCCACGTCACGAGCCTTTCTACGAGCAAATTCGGTGTTTTTCTCAATGCGTTTCGCTATCTTCGAATAATCCTCGCCCGCCTGTATGCCTTGTGCAATAGATATTTGTATTTGACGGACGTAATCATCTCGATGCCGCTTGTAAATTGCCGAGAGCGTCAATTCTGCTATCGGGTTAAGAATTGCCTGCCGGATCACCTCGGTTGTCGGTATACTGAAGCCCAGGTTAACTGCGGCTTCCATCTCATAGAGATAGGCAGAGCGCATATAGTTCTCAAGGAATTGTTTTGCGGCTAACGCTTCGACAATCGTCAGGATTGTTTTGAATGCCTTTGATGATTCCTCTGTCATACGCTCCATTTCTTTTTTGAGCCGGTTGTATTTATTTAAATCAGCCATAGTCAATTGCCCGTTAGTGCTGTATTTCGCATATAAAAGGGCAATCTGCTGATTGATTTCTTTAAGGCGCTCAGCGAAAACGACATCAATCTTTTTCGCGTCCTCGGTGATCATGTCATCAAGGTACTTGTCAATATCATTCTGGTTCATCTTCGTCACCGCCATCGTCCTGATCTGTGTCAATGTCAGTCAACGGCGGCATGCTGTTTCTGTATTCCTCTTCCTCTTCTTTCATTTTCTCGAGCTCATATTGAACATCATCAACAAATGACAGTAAAGAAAGACGTGTTTCTTCGCTGACAAAGCCTTTCAAGCTCGATGCAATTTGAGCTTCTTCAAGGATGTTCACTGGGAGGTTACGCTTGAAACCGAACCACACTTTTAGATAGTCGTCTTCGCTGGCCTTGCCCTTTGTTCCCCATGCAGAAAAAAGGATTTTGAACTGATACCGAAGGGCTGCTGTCATCTTTCTTTCCATCGTTATGCACTTATTTTCAAGCGCCATAAGTTTGTACTTCATAGCGACGCCCGAGACATTGCCGCCGAATGATTCGTCTGTAAAATTGACGGACTTAGCAAAACGAAGGATATTTTCTTCCAGCCGGTTTAAATGGTTTTCGATAATAGCGTCGTTGATGTCCTTCGTGAGATAGCTGACATCGTCACTCTCTTCCAACAGCTGTAGAATCCCGGTTTCTTTCAGCTTTTCCATCGTTTCGTCGTCTACGCCTAAACCTTTCAGAACGAGATATGCTAAACGATACTGCTCAATCTCGTTGCTGGCGTCGGATAGCGTGCGGTCATAGGCATCAATAAGAGACAATACCTTCTCGGCATCGCCTTTTAACTCCTTATTGTTGGCTAATCCGAACAACGGGCAGCTCTTAAACATGTGGGGTTGTGTGCGGTCTTCTTCAAACACTGCACTGTCCTTCGTGCTGTAATAGTGAATCGTTGTGGAATCGTAAAATTCGGCTTTTTGCTGTCCGTTGTATGTCTCGTAATAGCGCAATGCGTATTCTGGTTCATGAATATTTCCGTCAGTGAGAAAAACCACTTCCCATGGATCGATATTTTTGATCCTTTCTTCCCCTTCCTTATCCACGTAAGCAAGACGGGCGCCGTAACCACAAATAGATGCCATCTTTCCCCATTCGCTGTCCTCGTCGGGGATGTGGTTTCTCAAATTAAAGTCCTCGATCAGCTGCTTTAAAGAATCCTTTTTATCATCAACCTCATATGCGATTGGATGGCCGAATAGATAGCCGACCTTGGTATCGACAATATCGGAATCAAAAGAGTTATTCAGTTTGTTGTTTACTTTATGGTCAATCCGCTTAATACGGCCTGTTTCAAAGTCTTCATAGTCGATCGCTTTCCGCTGAAGAATCGGCACGCCACTAGGTTCCGCCTTATATCGATCGTATAAATTTTTCATCCGGTCATGATCCGGTTTATGCGCTTCGATAATCTGGGAAATTAAATCCCCTGATATGCCACTTTTTCTGATTTGATCTAAGAATTTTATCAATCTCTAAACCTCCTTGTTACCCCATGCCCTTTAAGGTTTGATACCTCGTAATCATCCAAGCCGTACCAAATAGCCGAGAATGTATGAGGATCGATGTTGAATTCATCCTCGATGATGTTACCGTCTTTGTCGACTGCGAAAGTGAGGTCTTTCAGTTCTCTAATGACATCGGGGCATTGATCGGAGCAAATAATTTTCTTGAATCGCTTTACTTTCTTGGTGTATTGCAACCGCGAGCCTTGAAATTTCTTTGCGGCCTTCATGAGAAAGCCCTGTTGCCGGAAGAATCGAATTGTTTTAGGCTCCGCACTGTCCGCCTTGATCAAAACGCGTTTAAGGTCTTTCAAGTCTTCCGCCGTTTTGTCGTCGGTCGTGTCGTTTTTGTAATACTGCCAGTAGATGTACAAAATCTTTTCTTTATGGTCAATCGCCATACGAACCAAGGCGTTATATGAATTAACGAAACCGAAGTCCATGCCATTCTTTAAAATCGGCCTGTCGATAGCCCTGATCGCTTTCATGACCTCTTCATGCTCCATCACTTCGAACTGCGGCAGGACAAGCTTTCCGTTAACGCCAAAACGACCTTTCCGGGCAATGCGGTAAAGGTCTGGATCATGGCTTTTCAGGTCTTCCAGCTGCTCGATGTAGCTTTCAGGCAAAAATAAATTATCATCAGCCGTTGAGTGATGATAATAGGTGTTGTTTTTTATGATCGTTTTCTTTTTGTAAAGCTCGTCGTCGTCAAGGACAAAAAACTGATTGGCTTCATCCTTAAAAAAGTGCTTATACGACCAGTTCCCTTTGCTGACAGGGTTCGTGGACAGAATCATGTGTAATTTTAAAGTCGGATGCCGCAAGCGCCCCAGCAGCTCTTTAAACCCGTCATATTTGACTTCTGAGCACTCTTCAACCCATACAATTGATACATTATTGATCGATTTTAGTTTTGCCGGCTTGTCCATCCCTTTAAAAATGATCTTGCTGCCGTTTGGGAATCGTATTTGCATTGGTGAGCTGACACACCGGATTTTATGGTCAAGCCCCAAGTCTGTGATGATCTCTTCAAGCAGGGAAAAAGTCGAGTCCCTATGTGTGTCGTAGACTTCTCGGACGACTAAGGCTGTCCGCTTTTCCTGCAGTAGTTTCAAAATCAGCTTGAGGGCTACATGATAGCTCTTGGATGATCCGTAACCGCCGACGAGAAAATAAAACTTCTGTGACCAATCAAAAAGAAAGTCCCTGAAACGGGGGTTCACTTCTTTTTCCATCATCGCTCACCTTTATCCTTGATGATAATTTCAAATGTTGAATCGTTTTCATCGTCGTTCAGTCGCTCGATTTCGGCTTTTGTCTTATCGATGTTCAAACGCATTTGATCAAGTTTAAGCCGTCTCTCGTCCTCTTCATGGGCTAATGCGTCGAATTGCTTTATCAAGCTCCTAAGCTCGCCCATCGCCCTTGATTGCGCGTTCAGGAAGGTTGCGTGACGGTCCCAAGCGAATTGCACCTCGTAGTCCGCAAAGTCAAGGCCTTCGCTCTTAACCTCTTTCACGTGATCTTCTCCATGAGCAACAAACATGATACGCTGCGCCCAGATAATGGCCGCGTATTGTATTTGAATTTGATCCCATATCATATCAGCAGGCGAACGCTCCTGAATCTCTTCCATGATCTCAAGCGTTTCCTCCGGGAGAAACTTGGAGAAAAAGCCGTGTGTTTTGGCGTTTTGGTTTCCCTTTGGTGCGCCGCCGTTGTTCCCGAGTGCATTTATATTGCCGGGAGGTGCACCCCGTTTTTTTGTGTGCACACTTTTTTCAGAGGGTGCACCTTTTTTCCTCGTCCAGCCGTGCCGCTGCTTCCATGACTTGATGGTGTTCACTGACACCCCGTATTTTTCGGCAAGGTCTTTGTATTTCATTCCTTTGACGTAATCTTTTTGTGCTTGAATGTGCTTTTCTGCCATCTACATTCACCCGCCGCCCCCTTCTGATTTGTGTTGTTTTGGAATTATTCTTTCGATACGAACTCGTCATCCTCGACAAGCTGATGAATTGTATTTCGTCCAATGTCTGCAAGACCTGCAGCCTCAATATGGTTGTGAGCGTCGTAAACGGTCGTCGTCGTACCGTCTTTCATTTTGAAAGTGACAACATATCCATCGATCTCATGAAAGTTTTTCTCCATCCAGTTGATAAGTCCGTTTGTAGGCCCCGGATACACTCTTGTAACCTGTCCCATTTCTGAAACCTCCCACTAAATTCGAATTGACGTATTTTTGTATTTTCGCTCTTGATCTTGTGATAGTTGTTTGGACAGTTGCTTTCGTAACGCCGAGTAATTCGGCAATTCTTTCGTATGAAAAGCCCTCACCTTCATGCATGACGAACATTTCCCTTTGCCTATCCGTAAGAATAGATAGGCATTCATTGATCATGGCTATTTCTTCGCCTGTCACCCTGCCGCTTGCATTAGGGACGGCAGCATGATCGATTGTGTAGATTCTCGCCATTAAATCAGGGTCTTTAAAAATCACTCTTGACTTTCTGGATGCTGGCCTTCGCAATCCCGGCATTCTCCGGTTTTCCATCCATGCGATTGAGTATTCAAGATCAGAAATCATTTCGTGAACAATCTTTTTATCATTTTCCCGCTGATCGCCAAGCTGCTTATATATTTCCCATGTCTCTCTCAATGCTTTTTTATAGCTTGGTAACAGTTCATCCATGTCCTTTTCTCCTTTATTTGCTCTGAGCTGCGCCCGTACTGGCAGGAACTTGCCCGCCCTCTTCCAGACGCATATCACAACAAACATAAAAAGCGACTTGCACAATGCAGGTCGCTTTCCCATAACTATTGCCGCCCGTGATAAAGCTGTGACGGGTTCACCCTACAAAGTAGTTAGTAGCAAAGGCCTTATCGGCAATATGTCCGTCCGGGCTAACCCCGAACCCTAAAACCCGATGACGCCGTACGTACTTCGGGATTCTCCTTCTGCACATGGCAGATGAGCTCATAATAGCGAATTCATAGCGAATTGCGGATCTTGACCCGACCTACACTCATATCCGCTCGCGACACCCTAGCCATGTGCCGCCACCCCTGCATGAAACGCTTCACACGCTTCAAGGAAACTTTTCTACACATGGTAGATAGTCTTGTATGCGGGCAAGGATTTGCACCTTGCATGATCGGCATTTCACCACAACGGGCAGCAGCTTACCTGACTTCCCCTTTAACGGTTCCCATGGGTTTTAAAACCTCGCCGAGTCGTATCCGATCTTATGCCTAAGCGTCTACCTATTCCGCCACCGCATAAAAAAGAGCGACCCCGCGCATTCGCAGTGCCGCTCTTTCTCTCTTAATTTTGTGACGCGGTAAACCGGGGGAACCTACCTCCCCGTCCTGCCTTCCATTTTACACGACGGATTTTTTCGGATTCAACAACTGCACAATTCGGCAATTTTGGCACAACTGGTTGATGATTTCGTCTTTCATTCGTCTTACGGTTTCCCGCGATATGCCAAGATGAAGGCCAATGGCTCGATAGCTCATCCCTTCCATCATGCAATCATAAATCACTTTATGCTGCTCCCCTTCGATCGTTCTTGCTGCCGCCTCAATCGCGTATACACGTTCTTCGAAGTATTCTAGACGCTTGTATAGACGTTCCTCTCTTATGTCCATATCCCTCAGCTCGGCCTGACTCTTGCCGGGGCTTCCCTTTGGCATGGCAGCTTCTAACCCATATTGAGCGACACCCCAGCTTCGCATAGGGATGTCAGAACCGTAAAGCACTCTTTGCAATCTCTGAACCTCTTTTGCCATCCAGTGATAACTACTGATCAGTTTTTCAATCTCTTTTTTATACATGATCAATTCCCACCCTTTCTATTTTGGCTAAAGAGCTTTCGGTAAATCGCTTTTGATATGATCGGTACAAATGTAATAAGGAAATAGATCCACACCACTTCATGAATGGTTCTGACGTTAATCTTTAATACAAATACCAAAAACCAAAATGCCACCAAGGAAATCGTTAAATTAATACACCAGATTGTTTCTTGCTTGTTCATTCATACGCCCCCTCATCTTTGTCTAAATGCCCCGCCTTTGGCTCTTTTATAGATAGGCCTGTTTGTATCCATCAGGTTCCTTAAATCCCGTTCAGTGAGCTTCTCCGGCTTTTTTTGCGTGTTCTTTTTGGTCTTTTTCATGTTTTCAGCCTCCTTTTGACACCCTAGTGATCGCGGGGTGTGACTGAAAAGTTGCGAAAATAAAAAACGGACACCAAACAAACAGCGCAAAAGCTGTAAGTTCAGTGTCCGCAGGCTTTCCATCTAGGACATTATTCTATTTCCGTCCGCCAACGGTTTTCATCAAATTGTCTTGCAGCCAGAACATGAGGTATAATCTGCCGTTAGCCCCGTATTTTCGCTCAAAAATATTGATAGCTTGCTGCAGAAACGGCTTGTAATCCTGCATCATAACATTTCCCCTTCCCGGCGCCCGCCGCGCCTCCTAATCAAATAGACTAAGCTGAGTGATTTTATAATTAAACAACAGCATTTCTTCGGCCCGGTTCCCTTTTCCGGATCCACCGACAACCTGCTTATATGCTGAAAAAGTTTCTCTTTCCCAAGTCGGATAGAGCTCGAGTATCAAAGGATCGTCATAATAGGAGAGAACCACTTTTCCTTTTACTTGGTTCAGCAGCCGCGCCAGATCCCGGTGATCCTGCTCTGTAAACCCACCGGCATAAAACTGTTCTCGGCCGACATACGGAGGATCAACATAAAAGAGCGTATCCGGGCTATCGTATTTTTCAATAATCGTCCGGAAATCCTTACACTCAATCATGACACCTTTCATACGATTGGCGAATAATTGAAAAGCTGTACAAGCGCTTATGTAGCCGCCCGCCGGATTCTGCCCACTTTTCGTACTGTGACGCCATCCGGTTTGTGGAACATTCTCCGCGTTTCCCTTACTGATCCCGGACCGGTTCAT